CTGCTACACCGGCACATCATGCGCCTGTGTTGTATATGGCACAACGTGCAATAGATTTACAAAAATATGAATGCTACTACACTCCCGAGCAACAGTACAATTTACACCGCCGGGTCATAATTCCCTTTACCTGGCAGAATGAAACAATTGGATATACGGCTCGAGCGTTTGACCCACAGGTCAACCCCAAATATTATAGTCAATACGACGCCAACTATGTGTTTAATACAGACCGACAATTGCCCAATGCTCAATTTGTCATTGTGTGCGAGGGGCCCATGGATGCCATGAGCATAGACGGTGTGGCAGTATTGAGTAATGAATGCAGTGAAACACAGGCCGACATCATTGACAGTCTTGGTCGTGAAGTGATTGTGGTTCCCGATTATGATCGTGCTGGTATGCGACTGGTAGACAATGCACAAGAATATGGATGGAGCGTGAGTTTCCCGTTATGGTTTGGTACATTCAAAGACATCAATGAAGCTGTTATAAAGTATGGAAAACTATTTGTGTTAAAAAGCATTATAGAGGCTAAAGAGACAAGCAAGTTAAAAATTGAGTTAATGAAAAGGAAAATGAATCATGACTGAAAAGTTTTGCGATACAATAATTTTTAAAAATTTGGACTGCTATAGTAAATCAATGCGAGTTAATATTGAACTTTTATTAATATTCAATCTTATCAAATATTTTCAATATAAAAAAATTTTAGAAATAGGTTTTTTTGAAGGGAAAACTTTTTCGACAATATTAGAATCCATAAAAAGTACAGGGGAGTTAACGGCAGTCGATCCATTTATAAATCGAACAATATTTGATAAACTTTATGGCAATTGTGAAATAGTGTCAAACAATAAAATAACATTTCTACCAATTAAAAGCGAAAATTTTAAAAGTCAACTCAACTATTATGATTTCATTAATGTAGATGGTGATCATAGTATACCAGTGGTTTTAAAGGATTTACAATTAGCATTTAAAATGATTAAGATTGATGGTATCGTTATGATTGATGACTATGCATTAGACGATGTTGATTATGCAATAGAGCAGTGTATAAAATTAAATACAGACTTCGTGCCATTTTTAATGTGCGAACAATCAGTATTTTTTCATCATGTATCGCACGATGCTGCTAGTTTTTTGGATAATGAAATAAGCAATTTATTTTCTATGTTTTGTGACGTTAGCAATGTAGAATATAAAAATTATCATGTTAAAAAAATATCATGCCTTCCAGCAATTACCAATAATGACGATATTTTTTCGTTAGTGTGTGAAAGATATAAACTATAATGAATAAAGAATACAGTACAGATTTACAAAAATTATTTTTAGAAATGATGTTGGTAGACGCACAGAACTTTGTGCGTGTGCAAAACATTTACAACAGTGAAAACTTTGATCGCAGTCTAAGAGAAACTGCCAAATTCATTAGCGAATACAGTAACAAATATAAAACTCTGCCAGAGCCAGATCAAGTAAAAGCAACAACTGGTGTTGAACTCAAAACTGATTCAAAAATGATAGATCACAATGACTGGTTCATTGCTGAGTTTGAACAATTTACTAAACGACAAGAATTAGAAAGAGCCATTCTTAAGTCGGCAGACTTGTTAGAAAAAGGCGACTATGATCCAGTAGAAAAACTGATCAAGGATGCAGTACAAATTAGTTTGCAAAAAGACATGGGCACAGACTACTTTGCCGATCCCAAAGAACGTATCAATAGATATTTTAATTCGGGCGGGCAAGTGTCGACCGGATGGCCACAGATGGATCGACTGTTGTATGGTGGCTTTAGTAGAGGTGAACTTAATATATTTGCTGGAGGGTCGGGTTCAGGTAAATCGCTAGTGATGATGAACATAGCACTGAGTTGGCTACAGGCCGGACTCAGCGGCGTTTATATTACATTAGAGTTGAGTGAAGAATTAACCAGTTTGAGAACTGACGCAATGCTGACTGGCATGGGCACAAAAGATATACGCAAAGATATAGATACCACCACAATGAAGGTGCGGTTGGTCAGCAAAAAGGCCGGACAGTATAGAATCAAGGCCTTGCCGGCACAAAGTACAGTCAACGACATTAGAAGTTACTTGAAAGAAGTACAAATACAAACAGGAATAAAGGTGGACTTTGTCATGGTCGACTACTTGGACTTGGTTATGCCGGTAAGTGTCAAAGTCAACCCCAACGATCAGTTTATCAAAGACAAATATGTGGCTGAAGAATTACGCAATTTGTCCAAGGAACTGAACATATTGTTGGTGACTGCAAGTCAGCTGAATCGTAGTGCAGTTGAAGAAGTAGAGTTTGACCACAGTCACATTGCGGGCGGTATCAGTAAAATTAACACAGCTGATAATGTGTTTGGTATCTTTACTTCAAGAGCCATGAAAGAACGTGGCAAGTATCAAATACAGTGTATGAAGTCAAGATCGAGTACTGGTGTGGGACACAAGATTGATTTGGAATACAACATTGAAACCATGCGTATCACCGACCCCGGTATAGATGCAAATGAAAACAATTTTGGTCCGCCTCGAGCCAGCATCATGGAACAGATCAAAGACAATCCTCGACAGTTTATCAAGCCCGAGGCCAAGCCCGGGCAGGGCCTGGATGTGGCCACAGTCAGTGCCGAAGTACAAAGCAGCAAACTCAAAAGCATGCTGGCCGGATTAAAGAGCAATTCGTAATGAAAATTTTAATTTGCGGTGATAGTTATTGTGTGACTGATCCAAAATTTCCCAATCTGCATTGGTCGGAAAAAATTTTAAATCATGATCCAAATTTTGAATTGCTAAATCTTGCCTATGGTGGATGTATCAACGCCATGATTACATTACAACTACTGCAAGGACTAAAATTATGTCCCGATTTTGTGATTGTTTCGTTTACTGCCGACGGTAGATACGAACTAGACAAAAATATTTCGGCATTGCCCAAAGAGTTATCATCGCAAGAGCTATCAAATTATCAATCGGAAAGATACACAACCAATAACTATCCAATTGATCACGACACTAAAAACACAATTGACAAATATCGTTTGACTGCGTCATCACAAAACTTTGAACGACTTAAAAATTATTTTTATATTTCTTTTTGTCTAACTACATTGTCGACAAAGAACATCCCGTTTTGTTTCAGTCTAGGCGGGTTCGAGTTTAATCAAGATTATACCAATTTTATTAATTCCAACTACATAGAAAATTTCATTGTTGATTATACGCAACATCAATTAAGCACCAACTTGTGGTATCACGGACAAAAAGCAAGCCCGTATTTTCATGTCGACGACGACAAGGTACAGGCTCTGTTTGCCAATGAATGTATTGCTCGGATGCAGAAATGACCTGTATCGACGCTTTTAAAAATTTAAACATTGTATCAAAAAATAACACCATACAAATATCTCCATGTTGTATCAGTCCGGTACAACAAGTAAGCAAAATTGATTTTTATAACAACGACTATCTAGTACAAGTTAGACAAGCATGGCAACGCAATCGGTCGCATCCGGCATGCCAAGCCTGTGACCGTGCCGGTGACACCAGTAGACGTACAGGATCCAACACCTGGTATCGAGACAATGGTTTGTACAACCATCAAGTTGAACTGATCAGGCTTGATTATTGGACCGGGGACACTTGCAATCTACGTTGTGTAATTTGTGGTCCCGACAACAGCAGTGCTTGGGCAAAAGAATTAGCCCTTCCCTTACTGGAACGACATCGTTCAAGCAATACCGTATGGAAAACTCTAGACTTATCCAAGTTAAAGTACATACATTTCAACGGCGGTGAGCCGTTATTGAGCAAAGAACACGTGGAATTCTTGGAAGCTATACCGGCAAAAGATCAAGTGCATATCAATTACAATACCAATGGCACTGTACTGCCATCTAAGAAACTGCTGGAGTTGTGGGCTCGATTTCGATTGGTGCAGTTGGATTTCAGCATTGACGACATAGGCGATAGATTTGAATACCAACGATTTCCGGCGTCGTGGACCGAAGTGACTCGAAATTTGCAATGGTACATAGATACTAGTCCGGTAAATTGCATGTTTGCTGTTAATACCACTGTGGGAATTTTAAATTATGCAAACTTGTCAAATTTGAATTCTTGGCTAAAAAGCAATTTCAATGCCAATCGAGTAACTGACCCTATAGAATACAGAACCCAACCGGCAATGGGTTTATTTGCACTAAATTCTAACAAAACACTTACAGGTAAAATGTCACAATTCTTAGACGAATGCGACACAAGGCGTGGCACAGATTGGCGGAAGACATTCCCAGAACTTGCTAACTCCGTATAAATATAACATAAATTGGAGTGAAATCTTGCAAAAGCGAGCTCGCAGTATTTTAGATGAATTAGACACGTTGTTGACGCAACGTGATCGCGGAAGCCTAGTAGAATCACGTGCTGTACACGTTATTCAAGGGGCAATCAATCTAATCAATTATATACGTGAAAATTATGATCCCGAACAAGCTGAAGAACTTGAACGCAGATTATTGAACAGCATTCGTACTCAAGATCCTTCAAAATTCAAACGCGGAATCGGAAGAGTAGAAAAATGAAAATAACTGAAATTTTTGGATTTGGAAAAAGTCAAGACGACAAAAACTTTGATCAGTTGGTTAAAATCAGCACCGATCGTTGGAATCAACTGGTAAAACTAAATCCTAACTTGAAGGATGATCACGAGGCATTACAAAACTATGTGGCAAATCATTTTAAAAATGGCACCGAAGGCAAAGGTGTAGTTCTAAATCCCGAAGAAGTTGACTTACCTCCAAACATGACTCCAGCTGGAGTACAAGCATATATTAAAAAATACGCCGGAATTTGGAAAACTCGCGACTTGGGTTACTCGGGTGCACCCAATGCAGGCGGAGCTACACAAACGCCACAAGGCGGACAACAAGGTGTTGCTGCACAAGGTAATGCCGCACAAGGTAATGCCGCACACGGGGCCAAAGATACCGAGCAACACGACATGGCACCAGGGGTGCAGATTGTTAGTCAAGAACCCATTATTATCAAGTATCAAAACAAAGACTACGGGCTAAATGACAATGGTCAATGGAGTCATTTGGCCACAGGAAAAGTGCCGCACGAAAGCTTCCAAGAATTTTTGAGTAAACAACACGATCAAAGTATTCCGCAATCAACAATAAAGACAGTGCCACAAACACAACCACAAACTGCTACACAAGCACAACCCACAGAACCCCCTGCGGTTTGGAAAAATAATCGTAATCCATCAGCACCGGCAACATCCCAGCCAACGCCAACGGCCAACACCCAACCCCGGGCAAAACAAGGTGGGCGTGCCGTACGTAGTGCAATGATGAAACAAATCAAAGCCAATACTGCAAAAGCCAAAGCACCACCAACACCCGGTAACACCAACGAAGGTATTGATCTAGCCGACATACTATGGCGTAAGATGAAACTGCAAGAAGCAAGAGAACAATTAGCAGAAAGTCAAAATGTTTTTAAAGATGCAGAAGGTAACCAAGTTGCTAGACGTATCATGACCTCTGAGATCCCTAGTACCATAAGTTGGCTAGAAAAGATTACTGGTTTAGACTTTACTCGAGAAAAAGACAAAGAAGGTTATCCTACTAAATGGTTAGGTACAACCGGACGTAAAAAAGGTACAGAAAAAGAACCAGGTAGCAGTGGCGACTTGGACTTAAGTGTTGATGATAAATCTATTACCAAAGAAGAATTAAAAGCAATACTAATCAAATGGTGTTTGCAACAGGGTATTCCTCAAGAGCAAATCGAAAACCGAAAAGACTTTAGAGATGGTTGGGTTGCAATGAGCGGAGACAGTGTACACTTTAAAACTCCTATCAATGGCGATGTTAAAAATGGCTTTGCACAAACTGACTTTATGTTTGGCGATCCCAAGTGGCAAGCATTTGCCATGAAAGGTGGACGTGAGAATAGTCCATACAAAGGCATGGCACGACACATTATACTTGCAAGTATTGTTTCTGCAATTAACCCCAATTATACTTGGAGTTACAAAAACGGTATTATTGACAAGAGCGTTAACCCCAAAAAGCCAACAACCATTGAAGGCGGGAAGGATCCACGTACATTAAGCAAACTAACCGGAATACCCATTGGTAAACTTAATACTGCTGATGATATAATTGAAGCTATTAGCAAACGTCCTGACTATGAGCAGTTGGTTGCCAAGGCACGTGAAACACTGGCACATGATAATATACAATTGCCCGAGACTGCACCAGTGCATACTGCGGCTTGGATGCGTGGTCTAGGCAACAAATAATGCAGATCGAGATAGACTATCCAACTACCCCAACAATAGGATTTGGAGCAGTAATTGGATTGTTGAGTTTTTTAGTGTCCACAGGTGATTGTTATAAAATATACCTTGGACGAGAAGGTGCATATTCTAAAAGCATTGTCGAGCTCGCTAAGATTTTTGGAATAAGTCAAGACACTATTGAATTTGTGCCCATTGGTGAACAACGTGTACTAAGCCGAGATTTTGTAGACAATCTCTTGGACAATGCCAAAGTCTTCTGCAAATACATATCGCCCGATACGCTGACATTATACGACAAGCAATTTCCAACCAATCGTAACAAAAGAAAAAAATATGTTTGTTTGGCCATTGCCGGTAATAGCAAAGCAGCAAGAAACATCTATTTCAATGACACTGCACAAGCATTGGCCAACAACAATTTTCCGGTAAAATTTCGCGATTATACTCGAAAAGAAATTGATAAAATACTAGAGTTAATTGTTGATTCGGGATATGAACTAGTGACACTAGAATCACCGGCAGTGACCGTTGAACAAAAAGTGTTTGTTTTAAACGAACTATGCGACTGCATAATAGGCTACGAGGGAGGCATGATGCATCTTGCTCACTGCCTAGGAGTTCCCAGCATTATCTTTCCCTGGCAAGACGTACACAATGTCATGCATAACTGGGGAATTGACAATGTTGCAGCCACTAGATCCATGTTGATGCACATAGACAAAAGAACTTATTTCATTGAATCGCCTGAGGAACTGCATTCGTGGGACGCACCTAAATTTCAGCAGATAATTGATGATTTATTTGACAAAAAAGGCAATAATGTTTTGTTAAATAAAGATACAGTTGAAAAAATAAATCAACTTGATATTGACAAAAGATTTGATATACTGGCAGTACCCACACTGCTACGAGACACTATAAAAAATATGAACAATCTTTCGATTGGAGGTTATTAATGAAATTGGATTTTATCGGCAGTTTGTTGACCGAAGCCGCAGATGCAGGGCCACGCATCCCACATCCCGAAGATGCTATCTTTGACGGTGTAGCAGCAGCACAAAAATATCTCAACGGCATGAAAGAAGTCATAGCCAAACCACAGACCAATACCATTAAATGGGACGGATTTATTGCATTGTTTTTTGGATACGATCCCAGCGGTAAATTTTTTATCAGCGACAAGTACATGTATCCTGCGGGATTTTATGCACACAGTCCGGCCGACTGGGAAAGATACGACACTGAGATAAAATCAAGCAAAAAAGCACGCGGTGATCTTTACCCCAAGATTGCAGCTATATGGGAGGGATTACAAGCCGCAGTCACTGCTCGAGCCGTGTTCAAAGGCGACTTGATGGCCATTGGAACAGATCAAATGACTCCGCGAGACGGTGTGTTTGCATTCCAAAATGTCACAGTCACATACAAAATTCCCGTTGATAGTGCCATGGGGCAGGCCATGAAAAACAAAGTGGCCATGATCGTGGTACATTCAATGAACGATAAACCCTGGAATGGAAAAACCGGCTTGGCCAACAAAGGCAATGTTGCAATAATTGGTCCCATGGGCCTGCCGGCCGGGCAAGCATCAAAGCCGTTCACGCTTGACAATCCGGTTCAGTTGGTCAAGACGGCCGAGGCCATGTTGAAATCCAAAGGACCCTTAGCCGAAAAGTTTCTTAAAGGACTTGATGGTGTAAGTCAAGCCAAGATCAAGACTTATTTTAACAAGAAAATCACCGGACAAACAAAAGAAAATTTAGATGCTTGGTTGGTCAATCCCGAAAGCAACACCAAGCCGCCCACAGTTAAAAAATTGGTTGGCGATAATCGCGGTGGATACTTGTACCGCGAACATGCGGGATACGATGCATTGACCAAGGTTTGGAACGCAATTTACCAATTGAAAAACAACCTGGCTGCACAATTAGAACCGCAGGTTACGGGATTTGCTCAAGAAGTCAATGGTCAACTTCAGGGCGAGGGATTTGTAGCCAACACCAAGAGTGCTGGAACGGTCAAACTGGTCAATCGCGGGGTCTTTGGCGGGGCTCATTTCAACAAGTAAACCCCGAGTTTTTCAAAAAAGAACTAAATAAATGCATGTAGTTCTAATTGAACTCATTATTTTTAAAGGAAAAACAAAATGGCTATTCAGACAAGATACACAGGTGATTCAAACGGTATTGTTAACGTTGATAACAACCTAAACAGCATCGGTACTGGTGCAATTATTGCTACAGGTTTAACAAAGCCTCCACTAGCATTCAAAATTACTGCAACTAGCTCAGCAGGTAACATTGCTCTAGAAACAGTAACTGGTGGTGCAGTAGAAACAATTTTACGTTCTATTGGTCAAGACAGTACAGTTGTTATGTACCAAGTTGAAACAACTGGTGGTACAACAAGCAATCAAATCTCTGTATTGCTAGAAGCAACTGGTGCAGGTCCTGCTAACAGTGGTTATGGTGCACAAACATTTACACCAAGCACAGTTGCAACAGCATTGACATCACGTTTAGCAGCACTAAACAGTTCTGGTAACATTGGTGTTGCTGGTAATATTTGGGCTGCTGGTATTAGCGTAACATCAGGCGGTTTCAAACTAGCTTAATAGTTTTTAAACTAAGAATGAAGGCACATTTTTGTGCCTTTTTTCTTGAACTATAAATACTGCATGAGCGATAACGGACTACAATTTTTTACAGGATACACACTGGTTGATATTACTCCAACTCGTGTTATTCGTAGTGCCAATCCCGACGATGTACGACGTAACCAACAACGTAACTGGGAAACTGTGTTGCAATGCATGAGCCTACGCACACAACCATTACACATTAAAGAACCCACAATGTATCGCGATGTGCCGGCCGACATGATAAAATTTGGCGATTACTTTGAAGGCAAGCATACCGTATGGACCTGGAGCTGGGCAATTGAAAGCCGCGGAGTCTACGACTTGACGGACAAGCCGTTGGGCGGATTGATGCAAGATTTTGAACAAGTGCCGATCATAACCGGACTAGAAGAAACTGGACGCTTTATGCTTCCTATCTTTTATCCCTACGGTGCTATTAAAAACGTATATTTTGTTCAAGAGCACGAGCAATAAATAGAGTATAGATGCTCAGGCACCACACAGGCTCACTTTAAGGCACACATTACGGCACATTTTTAGCAGCGTCATATTATCACGAAAGAACAAGATGGCCGGTACCGATATTGAAAAGAAAAGCCTAGAGGCGCACGTCGAGTTATGTGCTGAAAGGTATAACAGTTTGGAAGAAAAGCTAACCAATCTCGAGTCTAGAATGGACAAGGTCGAGAACCATCTTGTAGACATTAAAACTGCACTGAGCAATCAGGACAGCAGTCAATACAAAACTCTAGTCACAATTGGTACCACAATCATCGGGGTGTTAATCACTGGACTAATAACTTTGGGCGTTCACATCGCTACTAAATAATAGTATGCGATACGTAGAACTGCTCAACAAAATACAACTGCCAATCAACAACGAGCAAGCTGACCTATTGAGTAGATTTGATATAGAGTCTACCATATTCAAGGATCGGCTCAACGAGCGTGAACAAGAGATCGCAAATCAATTAACGGCACAGGATATTTTATATCGCCGTACTGAAAATGGCAAAACAACGTACAAGAAAAAAATCTAAAGATAATATGCCTCCGGCAGTTAGCGATCTAGTTGACTCGGCCGCTGACTATATACAACACTGGACCAAGACGGAATTACGCAAGATCCAGGTGTCTCAATCGCCCATATGCATTCCTATCAAATCCGGTTACCGAATCGGACTGTTTGATTTGCATGTGTATGCAAATAAAAAATGCGATGTGTCCATGAACGACCAGCTGGTGCATACCTTTGAAAACAAACGCAGTGCGGTACTGTATGCCATTTACACAATTAAACATCAGTACAAAACAGCAGATACTATCCTAAAACTCGATAAAGAAATAAATAAAAATTATACAGATATATCAGCCTGGCGTAATCACATGATTCGGGCCCGTAAAAAGAAGGATTTTGACACAGTTGATATACGCCAATCCAGGATAGAAATAGCCGAAAAGCACTTGGAAACGGCACAAAACGAAATATCAAAAATATATCTATCAGCTAAATATAATAAAATATGGGATTTATAATATGAGACTCTCCGAAATGCATACCGAGATAACACCTCGAAAAATTAACAAAGTAATGGAAAGCCGTTTTGGTTTTAGCATTGATTATGATAATTTGTCTTATGCCAAGGCCAAAAGATTGCATCAAGCAATCAGCGAAGATATGCAAATGATTCGCAAAAGTTTTGGTGCACATACATTGGAAAAAAATCCCAAGTATGTTGAATTGATGTTGGTCAAAGAAGGTTTAGACAAATGGCTCAACAGCGAAGAAGGTTTGTTTGAAAGCGAGATTGGTGCAAGCGAGGCTAAACTGGCTGCACAAGACATCGTTGACAGTATGCAGGACATGGTCGAGCGTATTGGTAAAATGCAAAACGAACAACTGCCAGCATTGGTTGGATCAATACGTGACCAAATTGGCATGGAACAAAGTGAAGCATTTAAAACTTCAATCAAAGGTGTATTAGACACATTATACCAAGCTGCAAGCAGTGGCAAAGATCAAGCCGAACAAGCAGTGCTACAATTAGCCGGTGACCAAGCTCCTGGTATGGGTGGCGGTATGGATATGGGCATGGGTGCTGATATGGGCATGGGTGGTGCTGATATGGGCATGGGTGCCGATGCCGACATGGCCGGCCCTGAAAGCGATCTAGACACCGATATGGATGCCGAAACTGAACCCACCGAACCCGAACTAGGACGCGAGCGTCGTTAATATGCGTATAAGAGAAATCATTCGCGAAGACATTGACAGTGCACAAGACGTCAATCACGAAGACTTGGCAGATGCACATGGTTACAGTGACATAATGAATGTTCTTGTAACCATGCGAGAAGAACTATTAAATACCGGGGTTATACCACGCAAGTCGGCCGAAGATGTGGTTCATGCAGTCAATGCATTGCGGGGCGATAACAGTTTCCGCTGGACCGATTTAAATGACGCAATCAAATCTGGAAAATTCAATGATGTGGTTGAAAAGGTTGAACCAGATGCAAAAACCAGTGTAAACTATGTTTACTTTACCGAACCCGACAGTCAAATCCAAGGTAGTGATACCGGAGCCGAAACTGGCGGAGGCGGCGGTGCTGGCGGCGGTGCCAATCCACAAGCCACAGTTAGCAAAATGGCCAAACGTGCCGCTGGTGCTTAACCCTAAATCGTAGACTTCGACAAATAAATATTGTATACTACTTTACAAGGAGAGTATCATGAAGAAAATCCTATCACTATTAATTTTAACATCAGTATTAACCGCAGGTGCCGAAGCCTGTTGCTATCGAGGTGGCTACTACCGTGGCGGATACGGTGCAGGTTGGGTAGCTCCTGCAATAGTTGGCGGAGTAATCGGCTATGAACTAGCACGTCCAAATACTGTGGTCGTTGAACAACCCAGTGTTGTTTATGCAGCACCTCCAGTTGTAGTACAACCTTCTCCAGTATATGCACAACCTCCAGTTGGTTATCACTGGCAACAAATCACTGATCCTGTAACTAACACACAAAAGATGGCGTTAGTCCCAAACTAAAATGAAACTACGTAAGTTGCGTCGCAAATTATACGTTGCTATCTTTAGGCATGACTTAAAGAGAGAACGAAAGATTTGGTATAAAATATTAAAGAAATCAGTTAAGCATAAGCATACAGCTGATATACGTTAATAAAACACGCAAACGGGTGCACCAATCATAAATACTTGTATGAAAAACAAGTATGGATTAGAAAAAGTTTGCCTTTTTTGTAATAATAATTTTATTACTAAGCCGCGATTTCTTGACTATTGTTCTCAATCTTGTAAAAATCCAAACAATAGAGCAGGGCATACTCCTTGGAATAAAGGCGTTAAACTGACTGTAGAACAAAAAGCAAAACAAAATACAGAAGGCCTTAAAAAAGGTTGGGGATGGAATAAAGGAATTCCAAACGAAAAACAAAAAGAAAGATGGCTCACTGATAATCCTAATAAAGATGGAAGATTAAATAATCTTAGACCTAAAAAACCAACTACAGATTCTTTAAAATTATATCGTAGTAAAGTTAGATATTTTACATATCGAACTATTAAAGAAATGAAAGCCAATGGCGAATGGATCCCAAAAACCGGTAAGTACAAAGATAGTTGGCAAATCGATCATATTATTCCACATAAGCAGGGATTTGAATTAGGAATAAATCCTGCTATACTTGGAAGTAGAAAAAATATACGATTTATTAAAGGTGAAGAAAATAGGAAAAAATGGGACAGTTATCAATCCATTGAAATAGTAGAGTCTATTACAGGAGAAAATTATGGCTTACAGTGAGGCAGTATTAGATCATTACAACAATCCCAGAAATGTAGGATCATATAAAAAAGGTGAGGAGGGAGTTGGTGTAGGGCTCGTAGGAGCACCATCGTGCGGCGACGTTCTTCAATTAAGTATAAAGGTAGAAAATGGAATCATTACAGACGCCAGATTCAAGACATATGGTTGTGGTTCAGCGATTGCGTCAAGCTCTCTTATTACAGAATGGGTTAAAGGCAAGACGTTGGACCAAGCAGGAACTATCACTAATAGTGAAATTGCTCAAGAGCTTGCTCTCCCACCAGTCAAAATCCACTGCTCGATTCTTGCCGAAGATGCCATCCGGGCTGCAGTAGCAGATTATCGAGCCAAACATGATCACGCTGACTGAAGCAGCAACAAATAAAATCGTAAAACTATTGGCCAAACGTGGTGGCAAAGGTATTCGTCTTGGAGTCAAGACCACAGGTTGTTCGGGCTTGGCCTATGTGCTGGAATATGTAGACACGTACCAAGCCGATGACACTACCATTAATTACGCACAGAATGACTTTGCAATCATTGTGGATAAAAAAAGTGATGTGTACCTGAGAGGCATGACTGTGGACTATGTGCGAGAAGGATTAAACGAAGGCTTCCGATTTATCAACCCCAACGAACGTGACCGTTGTGGTTGCGGAGAAAGTTTTCGAGTATGATAGTTTACAGTGACAGTGATGTACTGGACCGAGAATGGATACCCAATACCGGATTGGCCAATTATCGCCTAAGTCACAGTTTTGAAGAATATATAGCCAGCACCGATCCGGTAAAGATTGCGTTCACTACTCATCGACTGCATTGCGATCACGATGTCAATTGTGCAGCCTATCGAGGCTTTGAAGATAAAATAAACCAACTCAGTGCACACAGTCTCTTGGTGTTTACGTTTGAAAGCGAACTACACAATTTTCATTGGCGTATATGGGAACAATGCCATCATGACAATGTGTATTGGGTCGTGCCCGGAACTGTAAACGACCGTCCCGACATGAGCAGTCATATTGTGTTCTGGGGCGATTGGTTCAAAACAACCACACTATTGTATAAAAATCTTTTACATAAACTACAAGAATTACGTCCCTACGAAACCAAACCACGTTACTTTGATGCGTTATTGGGCAGTCCAAAGCCGCATCGAGACTTTGTATATAACAGCGTTCGAGAAAACAATTTGTTTGACAAGTTTGTTATCCCGTACGGCGGTGTTTGGAACGACAATGAATTCTACGCCCGAGATTATTTTTTATGGGAACCCGGAGTAGAAGTAATAGGTGATCAACAACCTGGTACCGCTGGCCCAGTCAAGTACTACGGAGTGTATACCGGATTGAGTCGAGTTATTCCGTTACAAGTCTTTAATGACACTGCCTACAGCATTGTTGCCGAAACTGATCATGACAATACCTTGAGTTTCTTTAGCGAAAAAACAGCCAAGCCCATGATAGCACGGCGATTGTTTGTGGCATTTTCAGGATATCGATTTTTAGAAAATTTACGTGCGGTTGGATTCAAAACTTTTGGCTCGGTAATTGATGAAAGTTATGATTTGATTCAAGACGACACCGAACGTTATACACAAGCATTCAAGCAGGTGCAGTATCTTTGCACACAAGATCAA